CTTAAATCTTTATCAAATATAACGCAAGTGTTATCGTTTGCATCAACATCTACAGCAACAACAGTTCTTGTTATAGCTGCACCATTGTTAAAACACATGTCACCTGTACTTGCATAACCACCATTTGAAGTATTGTTAGCGTGATTAACGCCTACAAAAAAGTATGCTATCATACCAACACTTATTTGCTCTATTGGTGAAGATGGTGATACTTCGTAGTCTAAAGTGTAATAGTGTTTGTTATTTGTAGTATTAAAAATACCACTACTAACATTGTTTATGTTTATACCATTATACGTAGCAACAGTGCTGTCAAATTTTACTTTAACCATAAAGTTATCTACAAAAACCGGAAGAGTTGTGTCGTTAAAAGAATTGTGCTGGTATATAATGTCTTGCCACCAAGTATTAACATTTGCGCTTATATGACTATCCGGCAAACTCCAACCAACAATACCAGAGTGTGGGTCGTCTTGTAAGTTGTAAACAACCTCACCAGACGAAGGAGATGAGTTAAACCAGTATATTACGTTTTTTGATTCATCAGCTATAGTACCAACACACCTTGAACCAGCGATAGGGTCAGTTGTTATTTTCAACTGTTGGTTACCTTTAATATTTTCAATAGCACCAACATCCGAGCCATCGGAAGTAGAAACCTGTATGTTTACAGCATTTCTATATTCACCATTGGGCACTAACCTCTCGTCAAGATCTTTATTCATTTTAGCTTGAATAAAGTTGTTTTTAATCTCCGGCATATACTAGTGTTTTATTTGTTTAGATTTACCTCTAAGTATTTGAGTTAATTCTTCTAATTTTAAATTTGATAGTCTTAATTTTGCTGTTCTAATTGAGGCAAAACGTTCTCTTTTAAATCTTTGTACTATATACTCTTGTACATTAGCTCTTGTGGAAAGTATTGCGTATGCTATACACTTGTACATTGCTTCTTCTGCAAACTTATGTACTTTCATTTCTTCGTCTGTACCAAGACTATCGCTTATATATTCTATGATTACAGTTTTTCCTGAAATGTTAGAGCTAAAATTAATTATTCCAGCCATGCAGTCAATATAATAAGAACCATTTACCTGTGCGTGTTGTGGGTCTAAACCATAACGTCTTCCTACGTTAAGATCATAAATATCTGTGCTATAGTCGTAACCATCTACAGTATCTTCTATAGTTGCCGCTGATTTATAGTTTGTTTTTGTGTTTGATTTTTTATTAAGATCTACAAATATAAGCTCTTCGTTGTCAAATAAAAGTTGTGATGCAGTTATACTTGGAGCGTAAGTGTTTGCACCAACCTGACCGCTTAAGAGCCATTGCTCATATTCTGGAGTTGACAGTGTTACATTGTAAGGAAATGATACGCTACCAGCTATAGTATTTATAGAGTGTATTGTTGTGCCGTTAGGTATTCCAGGACCAATAACGCTCATACCAACAGCTATATCGTGGACTTCTCGTAGTTGAATAAACATACCGTGACTAACTCTTTCATTTGAATTTCCTGAAAAAAGAGTTGGTCCATATTTTAAATTACCGGTACCATCTGTATCAAAACTAACTCTTATTTCAGACTCGTATTGTTCTAAAGGATTATCTGATTTTATTAAACCATCACCGTCGAATGCAGATGTTTTACCAGATTTTGTAATACCGTATTCTTGAAAAACGGATGTAGCATCTTTTTGGTAAGAGTTGTTTTCAAACTTTAAACTACCATCACTGTTTTGTTGAAATGCTTTTGGGTTAGATGTTTTAGACGCGGGAAATAGTATACGTGTTATACCACTACTGTCAACCCAAGAAACTTTAACATAATTAACATAGTCTTGTGGTAAAGGTAAACTTAATGTATTTGAAACCTCAAGCTCTAATGACTTGCAAGACTTAAAAGTATCAAAACTTAATTCTTGTAAAGCACGCTTAGCATGAAACGAAACGTCTGTTTTTTTAATTTTAGGTATTAACTTGTCTTCACCAACATAAGCAATTATAAATTGATTTATTATATTCTCTAAAGATGTGAATTGATAATATCCATAAGGTTCATCTCCACTATTTTGAATACCGTCACTACCCTCGTAATAACTTCTTGCTGTTTGATTTAGTAATCCCATTTATTATGATTTTTCTTGTTGAATATTTTTTTGATCTTCTTGAGCCACCGAACCATAAAGCCCACTATCTTTTAACATTATACCCGCTAGTAGTAATATTTTATTAACAAGTTCTCTTTCTTCTGAAGCGTGTAGCTCAAAGTTCACAGATGCTGTAGCATTGTATAAAGCCTTGCCATCCATAACAACATAACCCCAGTTAACCTTGTTTGGTTTGTGTATTTGTGTTACAGTAACACCACTTGAAACATTTGGAAAAACTTGTACAACTTGTAATCCTACAGCATTTTTTTTCCTAATATATACTGGTTGTGTTCGCGACGGTGCTGACAAAGGGCTTAATTGAATTCTATAAAGCTCTTCGTGTTCTATTTCTTCTACAGGGTATTTTGAATTATACATAACAGTACCAAGTCTATAAAAATCGTCTACACCTGTAGGTGCTGGTAAAATAAATTCTCCACTACCGCCACCTGTTAAAGTTTTAACTTGTTTAAAAACACTTATTTTTTCATCAAGTAAATTTGTTATATTAGAAAACTCTGTATTGTTATCAGGTAATCTATCAAACTGGTTTAAGTCATAAAAATATTGCTCAAAAATATCCATCTGAGCTTGGTTAGCAAATAAGTTAAACTCTTGAGGCGTTACATATCCTCTTTGCTCTTTATTTGCAGCTGCTAATACTCTTTGATATATAGTGTCTATACTTATCATGTTTATTATTTTTTATAAGGAAACGCTTTGTTAAGCGCGTCTTTTCTTTTATTACAATTGCAACCTTTTTTTCCAAGCACTCCTTGCTTGTTTAAATATTGTGTAAATGATTTTATGCCAGTTGCTGTTGTGAGTTTTTCCACTGTATCTCCTAGTCCTTGTGATTTCATATTTAATTTTTAGTAGTTTGCAGTCGCCCCGTAGAGCGACCGCTCCTACAGTTTTATTACTTTAATTGCTTTTCTATATTTGTATAGATTTCCATACCTTCGTCAGTTTTAAACCAAGCGGCTAAAGCTGAATATGGGTGCTCATCAAATGGTACATTCATTAGTTTTCTATTATTAGAACCCCATGTGAAGGTTCTTTGATCTGAAGATAATTTTAATATACCAACTTCTGTTGCTTTAATACCAAAGTTTCTAAGAACAACATTTTCATCATTTACTAATTCTAAGAATAGTTGAGGATTTTTCTTAGCGTATAATAGTAAATCTCTTTTAAGTTCCTTAGAACTCATGTCTGACACCTTAGAACCTACCTCAACGCGCATAATAGCTTCTGCTATATCTATGTCAATATTTTTAGCAGCGTTCAATGCTTCTATTTCCATTTCTAACCAAGTAATTTCATCTATTGCATCTGCAACTGGTTTTTCTTCGTAAAACAATGCTTCTTTGTCAGGGTGATATAAAGAAAGCAATTTTTGTAAAATTGTTTTTTCTCTTTCAACTATTAAAATACCGTTTCTAAAAATCACGTGCTCTAATCTCTGGTCACCTTTCATTTCATCTACAAATACTGTTTTTTGATTTTGACAATACTTAAGTTCTCTTTCATAGCCTTTGTCCTCATCAAACCAGTGTATGTTTGCAGACCTAATAGATCTTGATAAAGGTTTTTTATTACCTTTTAATCTATATATTCTATCTTTAATTTCCCAACCGTCATCTAGTGTTTTATAGGTTGGTTCTAATCTTTTTCTTTTTGGTTGTTCTACAGTTTTAGTAGCTTCTACAACCGGTGTTACTTTTTCTACATGCTCATCTCCAGGATCTCCCGCGTAAGCTTTTTGTGTTTTTTTTGCCATAATATAATATAATATAAATTAATAAAAATAAAAGGACCGAGGCCGAAGCCCCGGTTCTTTAAATAAATGTGCTTATTTCATTAACATGAAATTGTTAGCACCTTGTGTAATTAAACATCTTTCAGTTAGCATGTGTATCTGCATTGCGTCAAGCGCAGATGTAGTTGCTCCAACAGAACCAGTAACCCAAGATTTCATTCTTCGGTCGTCAGTTTGTGAAGCTCTATATCTAACATGTAAGAAAGGTCTTTTTAAGTTCTTTCCTAAAGCTTGATCGTAAACAGAAGATACTCCAGCTGGAATAATAACCCCACGGATAGCTGCGCTACCTGCTCTGTCATTAATACCACCTCTTGTAGCTTTGTCATTTAAGTATCTCATGTCTGACTTGTAGAAATCGTAAGATCCACGTCTGAAACCAGAGAAACCTAAGTTTAATGCCATATCTTCAGAGTTGTTGAATACTCCGTAAGAAGTACCACCAGCACCGTAAGAATTCATTGAAGCAAGCATGTCATCCATTGCAAGAGACGTAGCTCTATTTACAAACATCATGTTTTCTTCAATAGCACCTTGCTTATCAAATTCTGCTAAGATAGCATCAAATTCAGCTAAATCAGTAGCAGCATTAACACCAGTAATACCAGAAGTAACATTACCTCTAGACTCAATAGCAGCGAATAAACCTTCAGTACCAGAACCTTCAAGACCAGAATCAGCAGCACCTCTAATTTGCTTATCAGCAAAACCGATAGCAGAAGCAGCAGCTGTTAACTCAGATTCTAGCATAGCCATTTCTAAGTAATCAGTAAATCTAGCTCTAGTATCACCTTCAGCTTTTAAGTACCATAAGTAACCGTTTTGTCCTTCTTCACCAGATATTTCTACCCAACCAACTTGCGAAGCATCAGATCCAGAAATCTCGTAGTAATCTTTCATGATGATTGGCTTGTTAGTAAAAGATTTAAATTGTGGTGTTAAAGCTGTTCTTCTTTCAGAATTAAAAGTACCAGTAACATCAGAATAAGATTGTCCTTTTCCGTATTCAGAACCAATAACTAGTAAAGTAGCAGCGCCATCAGATAAAGTTGATAAAGCAGTTGTAGCATAAGGCTCAACTGAAACAACAGCTGAGTTTGGAGTTTCAACACATAGTGCTTTAACCACAACACCAGCTTGTGCTATTAATACTATATCATTTACTCTAATACCGTGATTAGTAGTTAGTGCATTACCATCTATGTCAGTAGTAACTGTAAAAGTACCATTAACATCACCATCAGCGTCTACTGTTCCAATGTATGATAAATGTAGTCTTGACTGCTCAGACCAAACAACTTGGTCAGCCGTCATAGCCTCTTCAGCTCCTACTTGAGCTAAGAAACCTGAAATAGTTCTTTGTCCGAACACTTCAGCTTCTTTCTCCATAAGATCTGGTAAATATTGTTGCGCCCAACCAGCGGTTGCTTGCGCGGTAAAATCGATGTAATTTGTAGCTAGTGTTTGTTGCACTGATGCAGCCACACTATTCAAATTACCTCCTGCAGTAATTGCCATAATTTTGTTTTTTTAAATTTATAATTTATTTGTTTTTAATTTTAAACTTAAAGTTAGGAGAATCATCGTTAAGCACTCTTACTTTTGGCCCGCTAGTATTGTCGTTTGAAAACGACTGTCTAGGATCCATGCTTACATTTTTGGCTTTAGCAACACTATCTTTAATAGCATCTGCCTTACCTTGTTCGTAAAAGTGATTAGCAACAGCATCAGCGTTCATAGCTGTATATAGAGATTTATGATAACCTTTAGCATCTGACATTTCATTTTTATCGTTCAAAAACTTTTTGACGAAATTATTAATATCGCTTTGACTATTTTTTACCTCTCCAGCATTTTTCACATTAAACCTATATTTTTTTTCACCGACGTTATATTCAAAACCTTTGAACTTGTCGTTAAAAACTTGATTAGTTTTAGTTAAAAAATTATCAGTTTGTTTTTTTGCCATTTTTTGAGTTTCTTCTGACTCCTTGTTATATCTATCAAAAAAGTTTATAGCTTTTTGTTGTTCGGTAGTTAACCTAGAACCAGCTTTAACTTCTTCATAGTATTTAGACTTTTGCCCGTCTAAGTGGCTTTTAGCGCTGGCAACTTGCTCTTTAAGCGCTATTTTTCTTTTTTTAATTTCTCTTGCTTCATCTTCTTCTTCATTATATGAAAATGAATCTTCTATTAAAAAATTAATTTCATCACTATTTAAATGTGATTTTGTTTGTCTATAGTACTCTCTAAGTACTGTTATATCATCGTAGTTAGAAAAATCTTGATTAAGTCTTACGTAATCTTCTAATGTACCACCAGTTTCTTCCATAAAATCTACAACTTTTTGTAAATTCTCAGGTAAAGGCTTGCCGTCTTCTTGTTTTTCTATAGCAGCATCAATAATATCTTCAGCTAATACCTCGGCCTCGTCTTTAATTTCTTCTTCAGTTACCTCTTCTAATACTGGGGCTTCTTGTGTTTGTTTTTCCGGTTGTACTTCTTCTTGTTTTTCTGTGGTAGCGGCATCTTCATCGACTCCAGCCACTCTCTTGTTGTCAGAGTTATCTTCTGCAACTTCTGTTGTTTCTTTGGTTTCATTTTTTATTTCTTCTTTTGGTTTTGGTGGTTTACTTAAGTCTACCTTAATAACACTGTCATTATCAGCGCTATCAAATTTTGTTTCTTTAACTGTTTCTACAGTTTCAGGTGTAGTTTGTTCAACTACGTTTTCTACGTTTTCTTCCATAATATAATATAATATAAATTAATAATTTTTACCTAGGATCAAAAGAACCTAAGTCAAAGCCTCCTAAAGAATCATTACCTGCAGACTCAAAGTTTTTAGGTGCTTTTTCACTTTTTCTTTGATCTATAAGTTCACTTTGTTGAGTGGCTTGTATTCTTGTTCTTTCGTCTTTACGATCTTCTTTTTGTGTTTCTTTTGTTTTTGTAGCTTCTACCTCCATAGACTTAAGCTGCATGTTCATCTGAAACTCTAACTGCATAAGTTCTTTTTTGTAATTAACTTCTTGTGCTTGCTTTTGAGCTTCAAGTTGAGCTTTTACTTGTTCTAACTGCGCTTGAGACTGGCTAAGCGCTTGTTGTTTTTGCAACTCCATTTGAGCAGATGCTTGCTGTGCTTGTATGTTTGCTTGAGACTGAGCTTGGATGTTTTGTTGTTGCATTTGCTGGTCTCTTTCTAGCTTTCTTTTTCTACGTATTTTTAGTAACTGATTAGCAAGCTTTATGTTTTTTATTTCTCTAAGATCAATAGCGTCAGTCAACTCTATAAGCTGTTGTTGGATTGCCATTTGTATGTTTTGTTCTAACATTGCTTTTTCTTCGTCATCAGGAGTTAGCTCTAAAAATATACCAAAGTCATATAAATGCAAACTAGCCATTTCTTCAAGTGTTGCAACATTGTGATTACCTATTTGCTGTATAAAAGCATCTTTTGTTGGTGAATACTCTAATATGTCAGATATTCTAAGCGATAAACACTCTGCAACTTCTGATGTTAAAAACAAACCAGCTTGTAATATATGTCTTGTTGCTGTGTTAGAATTAGCGGCAGCAAGTTTTTGAACACCCACCAAAGCTTTAGGGTCAGGTGTTGCAGCATCTCTAGCCTCGTTAAGCCCGGTAGTATCTCTTATCATTTGCATATAATAATTATACGTACCAATTAAACTTTGCATCTTCTGTCCACCCGAACCTGATTGTATTTCTTGAATTGGCACTTTGCCAGGGTTTGGATCTCCTTCAGAGGTCATTGATCTACCTATAACAGATCCTGTTTGGAAAAACATATTTAAAGCTTCTTGTGGGTTGTAGTTTGTGCCGTTGCCTAAATCTATTTCAGCTAAACCATCAGCATCTAAATAAACACCATCCGGTACCATGCGTGACAGTACTTGTTGTAGCTTTAAATGTGTTAGCTGTATCATATCAGCAAAACCAGTAATACGACTAACTAAACTTTCTATCTTACCTTTATACATACGTGGAGCTACAATGCTATAATTCATTTTAACTTTAGTAAAGTCGCTTTTAGGTCTTACCATGTTTTTAGCCATTTCCCATTTCAATAGCTTGTCTGTTCCTAAAATTACAGCACCGTCGTAAAGACATTCAATAGATCTTTGTAGCTTCCCAAACCCACCTTCCATGTTTTCTGGTGGATTAAAAGTGTCATCTTTTGGTAAAACTTTATCAGCACCACTACCAGTTTCTTTCACTTTGTAAACCTGGTTCATGTATGTTTTATAATTAAAGTATAAAACTTGAACTTTATTGTTATCGTTATCATTACTATTATAACTATTTTTATAAGAGCTTTTGTTTTTTAATATATCTTCAAGATCAACCTCGGTTAAATGTGGAAACTGTTTTGCAAGTTCATTAACCGGTATGTTTTTAACCTCACCCACGTAATATAAATCTTCAAAATAAGGTGATTCAGTGTAAGAGTAAACTAAATTTGCTGGATCAACATAATCTATAACAACACCTTCAGAAGTATTAAAAGTAGTTTTTGCAGCTCCAATACCTAGAACTGTTAAGTCGTAATAAAATCTTTTCTTTATCAATTCATAATCACTACCTTCAAACAAAACAGATAAAGCTTGTTCTTCTGCAATTTCAACAGCCTGTTTATAATTTATCTGCATGTGAAGTTCTAGTTCTTCTTTAGAACCAGGTAACTCTTCCATGTCACTCTCTTTCATTGATATGCCAAAAGCTTGCTCTGTAAAAGCGTTTAACTCTTGAGTGTCCATATCACCAAGTATAGTTTCCATATACTCAGTACGTTTTTCAACACCGTATGGATCTTGAGAGTAAGCTTTTATATCGTAAGTTCTTTCTGCAATACCGTTTACAACTATGTCAACAAATTTAGGTATAATAGGTACTGGTTTCCAGTCTAAATTAAGATAGGACAAATCACCGTTTATAGATAACTCATCCTTGTATTTTTGTGTAGATTGTTCTCCTCTAGCATACAACCTTAGTTTGTGAAAATTATTACTGTGGGAATTATATCTAGAGGAACCTTTATCAGCGTGAAACCACTCAGACTCAATAGCTTGCGCTACTTTTAAACCATACTCATAGCTCATTTTTTCAATATCACTAACAGCTTGACTTGGAAAATATTTATTTATAACAGACTCTGCCATATTTATTTTTTAATTAATTTAGACGTATTGCCTTTGTTCGTATACTTAGCAATATTTATATTTAGTTTAGGTTTTTGTGCTGGGGCATTTGGCCTGTAAAGATGTCTATTGTTAGCCATAATAGCTAATCCAGAGCTAATAGATGCATCATGCTTTGTTCTTTTGTTTATATCAAATCTTGCCCAATCGTTTAGTAATTCATTAAAATAACAATTACCTGTTGATCCATCTTTTTTTATACCAACGTGATCGTTAATGTACATTTCTATAGCTGCAGCGTGAGCTTGTTTTATATCTTCACTTGAATTAGGTATTCCACCAACTTCTTTTTCTGCAACTGATAGTTTATTCCATATTTTATCAGGCCTGTTCATACTAAAACCTCTGTAACCACGTCTTCTGAAATAATACAATAAACGAGGTTTATTATTCTCTGCTAGTATAGGCATACCATAAAATATACAAGCCATTAAAATGTCTTCAAAGAATATCTCTGCCGTTTGTGGTCTTGCTAAATATTCTAAGAAAAACGTGTTAGCTGGAGCATCTTCCATGCTGAACTTAGTTAAACCGTGCAAAGCTCCTTTTGATCCAACACCATCCACTGTTCCTGATATATCGTAGCTGTCACAACCAAAAGAGCCCATGTGCTCATTGCCAGGCCATTTAACACCATTTTTAATAATACAATTGTTTTGCATGTTTACTGGTGGTACCCAGCTTACTTTAAATCTACCTTTTTTATCTGGATAGAATATAACTTGACTGTCTTTTACACCGTTTACCCATTGAAAATTACCTTGAGTTATACCTAATGTTCTAGACATTTCTTCGTTGTAATCTATTTGCTCATATAGTTTAACTAAATTGAATATACTATTTTTAGTCTCATCTCTAAATGCGTGCTCTGTAGTTCTAGGAAATTGTCTATAAAATTCATTTAAAGCATCTTGATCACCTTTTAAACCATCAGCTTCATTTTGCCAGTTCTCTACAACGCCTATATCTATTAACTCTCCTTGTGGGTCAAAGACATCATGGTCTGGACTATCGAAGACTGGACTTCCGTGTTCATCAATAAATCCTTCGTAGTTCCACTCCATTGGGATAAAAAGAGAATATAAACCAGACGCTGTCTGTCCATTTCTGTTTCGTCTTGTAACATCTGAGGCATTGTATAATTTTTTAAAGTTATCACCTCCTTTATCTAAAGAGTTTGATGTCGATCCCATCATACACTTACCTATAATTCTACTACCTAGTCTAAGGCATGTCTTTGTAACTCTCCAGTTGTTTAAGATATTGTCTGGTCTTTCCCACTTACCACTTTCATCGTGTACTAGTAGTTGTAGCTTTTCACCATCATAACTATTATCACCTGTATTTTTCCAGTCTATAGTTGTATCTAGCCCTTCTATTTCTTCTAGCTTTTCGTTTGTTGTAATCTTCTTTCTAGTAAACTTAGACGCAGGTACTCTATAGGCAAGTTCGGATTTAGGCCGATCCATACCATCTTGAATAGGACTAAAGAAAAACGGGTAGTTAATTGATATAGGTACAATTTTGTCGGTAAACATTTTCTTAGCATCAGCTCCTGTTTTAGATAAAACACCAAACCTTGAATCTGTTGAAATTGTAGCTTGATTAACTGTCTCAGCAGAGGACATAAAAGAAAATCCAGATCTTCTGTTTTTAAGATAGCACATACCGTAGCATCTCTTATCCGCTTTACACGCTTCCCAGAATATATAGAACAGTCTATTTGCTTCTCTAAAATCTGGCGCACCTACATCAATCTTGCTCCATTGCAAGTACATGTAATGAGTACCAGTAATGTAGGTATTCGTCCCATTATTATTAAACCAAAAGCCTTCATCTCTTCGTTTAAACTCTTCGTCAATGTACTCGTGCCATTGTTCTTTGTTTTGTTCTGGGTAGGCTTTCCAGTCAAATATGCTTTTAAGTCTTGATAGTTCTTTAGGATATTCAAATTGTTTCCATTTTTTTTCTTTGTTGCTATACACACTACCTACTTTTGGCAACGCTATTTTAAAATTCTGTATCTCGTATATCTCACCTATTTGACCATTCCTAGATATAACTACAAGATCATGCTCTTTGTTATAACCATAATCCCATTTCTTACCTTTATTAAGTCTACTAATTGTAGTTTTCTTAATAGGTTCAACAACGTTGTATAAACTTTGCTTGTACATTATCTAGATCTACCTTCTGCAAAACCTTTAAACGCTTGTTTTTCTACTTCTTTAGGTTTGTTGTTCAACAAGTCTTCTTCTTCTTGTATTCTGTTTAGTATTTCAAACGCATCAAATATAGCTAGTTTCTTTGTTGCTGCGGCATTTTTTAATTTGTCAGCTGTTAAGTCGTCGTCTGAATCAACAATGGCTTCTTTAGCAACCTTAATAAGTTCCTCAACAGCTTTATGTCCAGCTTGGATTATACTCTTCTTCGTCTCCTTGATATTCATATTTGATTGTAATAAAATTTGATAAAACTCTATATAGTTTTTGACCATCTATAATAAACTCGTATTCCGAGCTAGGTCTAAAACCTATTAAATCACCTTTGTTAACCGTGCCATCAGTGTGTTTGACGATACCAACTAAAGGTTTTTCTTTATCTACATTTAGTTTGTCTGTAGATTTTACTGGTGCTACAAAACAATATCCTTTTTGCGCTTGCCATTCAGTATCTTTGTATAAGAATATTTGATCTGGTTGTACTAAGTATGTTTCTTCGTCAATATAACCTCTACTATTTTTCTCTATACCAAGCTGATTGTGCCACCTTCTAAATACGTTGTGATGCACTATAACTGTGTCACCAATTTTTATATCTGTATCACCAACTGTAGGTATTGATTTAACTATAGCTTCTCTACTAACGTGTTGATGGCTGAATATCTCAGTGTTAACTATCAGCTCTTTACCGTCTATATTTTTTGTATTGTTGTATCTAGAATTTAAAGGTGCCACAACAAAGTTGTAAACACTCTTCATTAGTATTGTAAATTATACTCTACAGAAACAGCCATGTTCTTATTAAAGTCTTTCCAAGGTAGCACATCTTTACCTTTTTTAATATAAACACTAAACTTAGTTTCTTCTTCTATAATATCACATATAGTATGACCACCATACACTTCTTGCCCTACGGCATAGTGCATGGCGTCATTCTTATAATCTTTACCTATACTAATCTTTCTTATCAGCTTCGACATCTTCAGTGTACGCTATAGTACCATCATTAATGTTAATATCTACTTTCCCATAAAGATCTTCAAAAGATTTTTGTAGAGTTTGCATTTGAGTTTGTAGACCAGTGATTTGATGTAGCATACCGTGCTTTCTACTTTCTAAATTACCAATTTCCATTTGAGATCTGTTAAGATTGTTTACAAGTGCTTGTAAGCTTTCTAACTCTTCTTTTGTTATGTTTTGTGGTTTAAGGTCCACAACCTCTTTTGTTTTTGCCATTTTATTTAATTTAAGTTAATTTAATTTGTTTTTAATATTCGCAGTGAATTATAAAAGTCACTGGATTTACGTTACATAATTCATCGTCATCAGCTACAGCTTCTGTTGCTCCACTTGCAAGTGTTATTGAAGTTGCTGAGTTGATAGCTGAAATAGTGCCTACAGTTGCACCGCCATTATCTGAAAGCACGTCTCCTACTGCAAAAGTGTTGAGAGCCGATATTGTTTTTACAGTTAAAGATGTATCACCTACACTAATATCACCATCTGCAATAACTCCAGCGCCAAAGTCCGCATCTCCACTTGTATGCAAAACACCTATACATATTTTTCCATTAACACCAGTTCCATCAAATCCCTCAATACCATTTACATTTATTACTCTAGAAGGTTCAATTACTAATATATCTAAAGAATTACCATCTGTATTATCAACGGTAGATACATTTACAGTATCTATAGTATCATTAGTATTAGCTACTTGATATATACCGTTTAAGTGTTTAAAAAATCCTGTACCATCTATAGTAGCATTTACACTTCCTAAACTTCCTGGAGCAGTTCCGTCTTCATTTGTACTAGCAAATACAAGCTCAAAAAGAGCGGCTTGGCTTGCGCCATTAGTTCCTCTCATCACACACGTTGTCCCTAAAACTCTAAAAGGTTTTTTTGTAGGTACGGTTTTTATTTCCCAGTCAGCTAAAAGATCACCGTTTGCAAAAGCAGTTACACAGTTCTGTCCTGTTAGTGTTGGTTTTAATTCTATATTAAAATATCCCATATTTTTATTTTTTTACTTTTTCTAGTGAGCGTCCGCCAAAGTAAGCACCGATCACTGTTATTAATACTAGTTGTAATAAGTCTGTCCATTTATCTTCTACTTTAAAGCTAATAACACCACCATCGATAAATATCAATAACACTGTTGCTACAACTAAAAAAACTAGAACTAATGGTCTTATATTTTTGCTTAGCCACGAATCTGAGTTCATGTCCATTTTCCATCTCTCTGTTACTTGCTTCTGCATCTCAGCTTCGTAACCCATTATCATATCTTTTATTTTAAGCTCTGCTTCAAGCTTTTCTTCTTTAGATGTGTGTAAGTTGTCTATAACTCCACCTACACTCTTAACAAGACTTGCTGCTCCTGCAGATAATAATTTATTTATCATATGTTTTTTTTTAATAACCACCACCACCACCACCACCACTAGCACTGCTTGTGTTTCTTGATGTTCTAGAAACAGTTGGTGGGCTTGTAACAGTACGTTGTGTAGAAGTTGTTTGTATGTTTGACGTATTATTAGTTATAGCGTTGTGACTTACACCAGCCATATAACCAACTCTATTTCTAAAAGTGTGAGTGTGATAACCTTTTAATCCTATACGGATAGCATGAGCTACTGCTTCTGTAGTATTAGAGTATAAAGGCATACCATTTATTGTTGTTAGTATCATATATTTGCTTGTTTTTCCCAAGGAAAATCATCACCTGCTTCCTTCCATGTACCATCTATTTTAATCATATCTTTTCCATTTATAGTTTCTCTTGGGTAAGTTACGCCATCGTAGTAAACGTGGTCATCTCCATAAGCTAGCTTACCTAGCTTCATGTCAGTAGCATGTCTCATTTCATGCAACAAAACTTGTTCTTCTTCCATACTATTAGGTGGTATTTTATCGTTAATAAATATACTGCCATCCATGTTGGCTTCACCTAATATTCCTTCATCTAACTTTTTTCTTATAACTGGAGTTCCAGGTATAGATGACTCGTCAGATTTAAAGCTTAACTTTCTGTCTACAATCCCACCACTAGCCACTGGTTGCTTTGCACCACCTAGTTTAAATGCCATTATTTTTTAACACAATCACTAACCATAACAACCTTACCATTTTTAGTCCTACCTGATGGAGATTTTTTTGTACCTACTTTTTTATGTGTCTTCCAGCATTTCATAGGTGAATCTACTTCTTTCAGTTTAAATGGACCATCTTTTTTGTGTGATATAACTTTACTACTTTTAGTATGAGTTTTACCCGTATGTGATTTACCATCAGGCATTTTGTGTTTAGATCCTGTATACTCACCGTCTTCTGTATAGTGTTTTACTCCTTTCATATTGTTTTTTTTATTAACATTTCCACCTTGCTCTAGCTGCCTTACCACGCTCTCCTGTCCAACCTTTGGATCTTGCACAAAATGATTTTCTTCTACCCGCTGCTTTACTGCCAGGTTTTACTTTGCCAGTTACTGCTGTTTGCAATTTACTACCTGGATTTTTAGCTTTATATGATGCAACACCTTTAGCCGTCATACCAGCACCTTCTTTTACTGTTCTAAAATTCCTACCTTTACCTTTAGTTGTTTTTCTAGGTTCGTTACTCTTTTGCATAGGAGATCTTCTACGCCCACAACTAGTAACAGGGTTAGGATTGCTCTTTTGAACATAACCTGTTGTTGCTTCAAACATGTCGTTTTGTATTGGGCTTCCTGGCATATTATCTATTTGGATCTTTAATCATATCATCTATAGCTTTGTTATAAACTTTATCTGTATATGATTTGTTATTATAGAATACGCTTCTTTCTGATGTAGGCATATCTTCTTCGCCTAGTAATATTCGGTATATTCTATTTATTAATTGTTTACATTTATAAGAAGTGCTATAC